TGACGTGGTGACGGACGTGACCCGGGTCGTGTCCCTCGGCATGGTGGACATGCAGTCGAGCACCGAGCAGGCAAGGGAGCGGTTCTCCGCACTGGGCGAACAGCTTGCCCTCCTGCAGTCGACTGAAGCCCCGGCGGCGCGTGCGTCATTCGAGCAGATGGTCGCGGCGACCGACGGAACTGCGGAGTCGGTGTCGAACCTTATCGACCTCATGCCGCCGTACAAGGACCAGCTGATCCAGCAGGCTCAGACTCTTGGGCTGACGACGGACAACGCGACGCTGGCGAAGATCGCGCTCGGAGAGATCCAGCCCCCGGATGCGGGCGTGCAGGGCGGCATTGAGGGCATCGGTGACGCTGCCGCTGAGGCCGGCCAGTCCCTCACGGACATGCTCGATGGGCTCCTCGCCCTGGGACTAGCGACGCTGTCCGAGCGTGACGCGCTCCGTGGCTACGAGGAAGCCGTTCGTGGGATCTCGGAGTCCATCAAGGAGAACGGCACCTCGATGGACATCACCACCGAGAAGGGATCCGCGAACCAGGCCGCGTTCGACGCGATCGCGGACGCTGGCATGCGCGCCGCGCAGTCGATGGCGGAGAACAATGCGTCGCAGAAGGAGGTACAGGGGCAGCTCCAGACAACATACGACGACCTGGTCACCGCGGCGGGGCAGTTCGGCAAGACGGGCGATGAGGCCGACAAGCTGGCCCGCGAGGTCCTGGGCATCCCTGATGGTGTGGACATCAAGACGTGGATGTCCGACTCGGCTGAGACGCAGGCGAAGAACACCGCCGATGCGGTGAACAAGATCCCGACGAGCGTCACGGTCAAGGTCGACATGGTGACCGACTCCAAGGTGACCAACATGCACTCCGAGTTGCTGAACCCAAACCGGTCCAGCAACTCGGGACCCCTGTATCGTCCGTCGCCAGGCCAGCCAGGCCCATGGAAGCCTCGCGCTGCGGGCGGTATCGACTACTTCGCAGCTGGCGGGTTCATGGACCCCATCGCGCAGATGGTGCCCCCGAACACTTGGCGCGTCGTCGGTGACCGTTCAGATGTGCCGGAGGCGTTCATCCCGCTGGACGGTTCGGCGCGATCGCGGCAGATCCTGCTGGAGACGATGCGCCGCATGCCCGGCATTGACTTCATGGCGCAGGGCGGTGTCTCCTCGGCACGGCGTCGACTGTCGGACGCGGAACGCGATCTCGAGCGGATCCAGAAGCGCGGGCAGACGACGACGGCGGAGGACCGCCGGCGTGAGGCCGCCCAGAAGCGTGTCGAGCAGGCGCGTGAGGCTGTGCGGCGTGCTGAGGAGCGCCAGCGTGAGGCTGATCGCAGGGCGGAGGAAGAGCGGGCCCGCCGTGAGCGTGTGGCGGGTCTGCGTACCGATCTCCGTACGGATGTGCGGCGGGGGAGCATCCGTGACCAGGTGACCGGGTCGCTCAGCGGCGGGTACTCCGCGGTCGATCGGCTGTTCGGTCTGGGTAAGAACGAGGACCTGTCGAAGAGTGCTCGCAATGTGGCGACGACGCGTGCCCGGAAGTTCGAGTCTGATCTGAAGCGCCTCTACTCGCAGGCAGAGCGAGTCGAAGAGAAGCTGAAGACGGCACAGGACAAGGCGAAGGAACTCGAGGGCATCCAGTCGTCCGTCGCGAGCTCCATCACCAGCAAGGCCTTCGACCTCGACGTCACCTCCCAGTGGTCTCAGAACGCCCGCGGTGTGTGGACCCAGACCAGTGGCGTGTCCGGTGTGCGCACGAACGCCGCCGCAGCCGCCGCGCGGGCAAAGGCCCTCATGCAGAAGCTCGGACAGCTGCAGAAGATGGGGTACTCCGGCGCGATCCTGCATGAGGTCGCGCAAGCCGGGTCGATCGAGGCGTCCATCGAGATGGCGGACGCCCTCCTCGCAGGCACCGGCGCCGACGTGAAGTCGATCAACGCGTCCTACGCGAGCATCGAGAAGTACGCGGCCCAGGCCGGCAAGTACGTCACCGGCGGGTTCTACAAGGGTGGCGTCGACGCCGCGCAGGGTGTCGTGAAGGGGCTCGAGTCCCAGCAGGCGAACATCGAGAAGCAGATCGCCGCTCTGGCCAAGGGCATGGAGGCCGTGTTCAAGCAGGTGCTTGGCATCCGCTCACCGTCTCGGGTGATGGCGGAGTTGGGTGTGTTCACGGCTGAGGGGCTGGCGCAGGGCATGCTGTCGGGCCAGTCAATGGTCGCGGACGCCGCGTCCACCTTGGCCGGTTTCGCTGTCCCGAACCTCCGCTACGACATCGACATGTCCGCGAACCCCGTGGTGGATGCGGACGCGATGGCTGCGGGTGCGGCGATGCAGGACATGTCCGCGATCACGCTCGCGTCGATGATGGAGATGCGTACTGCGGTGTCGGATGGGTGGGCGTCGATGCTCACCGACACGTCCGCGAAGCAGTTCTCGATGCGGGACATCACAGCCCAGCAGCAGGAGCAGATGCGGGCGGTCGTCCTCGGCAAGCAGACGGAGTCCCGCACGGCTGTGGCGACACAGCAGGAAGCCATGCGGGCTGTCATGGCGGACAAGCAGACGCAGATGCGTGACCGCAACCGGGCTGAGTTCGAGTCGATGCGTGTGACGACGGGCGAGAAGCTCACCTCCATGCGGTCCGCGTCGAACACGACGATGACCGGGCTGAGTGGCGACTACTCCGGTCACATGGGCGTGCTGAAGGAGCACAACCGGTCGGCGCATTCGATCATGGAGGACACGTCGAACGAGGCGTTCCGTGGCATCCGGTCGGGCATGAACACGCAGATGCGTGAGGCTCGGCCGGAGCTGGGCGGGAAGATGAACTCCCTCATCGACGTCCTCGCCAAGTTCACGTCGAGCGTGAACAAGGCGTTCGGTGACGTCGGGGTCGATCTGTCGTCGCCGCAGAAGCTCTCGTTCTACACGGGTGGCGTCATGCCCGGATACACGCCGGGTCGGGACGTGCACTCCTTCTACAGCCCGACCGCCGGCTCGCTGTACCTCAGCGGTGGCGAGGCCATCATGAGGCCGGAGTTCACCCGCGCAGTCGGTGGGGAACGGGGCGTGAAGGAGCTGAACGATGCTGCGCGTCGCGGGGATCATGAGCACCTGGATCTCGCCATGCACTTCGCTGACGGTGGCGTCATGCCGTCTTCCGCGCCCAGGCGGGGCGTGAACGCGTTCGCAGACTCCGGTGTGTGGCGTGGCCTGTGGTCGATCGTGAAGGGCGCATTCCCGCAGTCGCGACTCACGTCTGCCTACCGTGGCGGGTCCCGCACAGCGTCCGGCAACTCCTCCTACCACTCGCGTGGCATGGCCGTGGATCTCGCCGGACGATATTCGATGGATACGTCCACGATGGGGCAGATCGCCAGCTGGCTGATCGGGAACTACGGCAACAGCAACGAGATCATCTACTCCCCGCTGAACGGGCGGCAGATCAAGAACGGCCGCAACTACATGTACACGGGCGCGGTCCGGTCCATGCACTACAACCACGTGCACTGGGCGAACAGGAACGTTCCGGGTGGTGCGACGGGTGGTCCTGCAGGTGCGTGGGATGGGGATGTGTTCATCCCGCACCCGTTCCTCGATCGTGCTGGCGTGTCCGCTGGTGGGGATCTCGAGAAGGCGTACGAGCGGGCTGCTCGCAAGCAGGTTAGCTCGATCATCAACAAGCACACCGGCCAGCTCAGCGGGGGCGGATTCTCCCGGCAGCTCGGCACGGGCATCATGAACGCGACCCGTGACGGCCTCATCAAGAAGGCCACCGATTACGGGAAGTTGATGGGTGACGGGGGCATCCCCGGTGCCGCGAACGGGCCTGTGAAGCAGATGGCTCGCGAAGTCCTGGAGAAGATGGGGTGGGGCGACCAGTGGTCGGATCTCGACTGGCTGGTCACGAAGGAGTCGGGGTGGAACCCGAACGCCCAGAACCCCACCAGCACCGCCTACGGCCTGTTCCAGTTCCTCAACAGCACGTGGGGCTCGGTCGGTGCGACCAAGACGTCAGATCCGCTGAAGCAGATCCAGGCGGGCCTGAAGTACATCCAGCAGCGCTACGGCGACGTCAGGGGTGCACGCAGGTTCTGGGAGCGCAACAACTGGTACAAGGACGGCACCAAGAACGCGAAGTCCGGGTGGGCTGTCGTCGGGGAGGAAGGCCCCGAGCTGGTCAACCTCGGTGGGGGAGAGCGGATCGAATCGAACCGCAACACCCGCGCCGCCCTCGCCGCGAACCGCACTTTCCTGCCCGCCCAGTCACAGCAGATCGACTTCGACAAGCTCGGGCACGCGATCGCGAAGGCACTCCCGAACCAGGACATCGCCGCCGCACTCAACGGGGCGCAGATGACCCTGAACGTCGACGGGAAGGCGATGACTGGGTTCGTGCACACAGCGGTCGCGTCGGGCTATTCCGAGTCGAAGTCTCGCCTGTCCAAGTCCTCATCGAAGGTAGGTGCCCGCTGATGCTTGGCAACGGACAGTTCGACATCGCCGGATACCGGTTCGGGTGCGACACCCCCACGAAGGTCCTCACGCTGCAGACGGGCGGACTGTCATGGCGGGTCCAGGACCAGGAGAACCCTGTCGGTGATGGGGTGTGGTTCGGATCGGACTATGTCGATCCGGAACCGGTCGAGATGGACATCAGCGTCACCGGCAACACCCCCAGTGAGGCGCGGCAGGAGTTGGGCAGGTTCGCGAGGGCCTGGCACTCGTTCAAGCGGGACACTCCGGGCGCCGTGACCGCTCTTCGGTATGGGCTGCATGGGGAAGAGCGCGTCGTATACGGCCGGCCTCGGGACTTCACGTTCGATGAGACGACCCTCTACTCGCAGCCGCGAACCCGCGGGACTGTCCTGTTCGAGCGCGCCAGCCACTTGTTCTACGGGCCCGCCCGTGAGCTGCCGCTGACGATCACTCCCGGCCAGGCCGGAGGGCTCGTCTACCCGATCGTCTTCCCGTGGGGGACGGTGCAGGGCGGCGTCCGGCAGGGCGTGATCGAAGACGGTGGCGGCACGGTCGCGACGGACGACGTCGAGCTGACGATCCGCGGGCCGATCGCCCGCCCCGTCGTGTCCGGCCCCGGCTGGTCGATCTCCCTGGACTTGTCGCTGGCGTGGGATCAGGCGGTCACGATCAGCGCTCGCCGCAGGACGGCGCTGCGCGAGAACGGTGGCTCTGTGGCTGGGCGTCTGTCGCGGCGCACGCGCCTGTCGGACATCCGGATCCCGCCGGGCCCGTCGGAGATCAAGTTCGCGGGTGAGGACACCACTGGCACATCACAGCTGCTCGTCTCCTGGCGACCGGCGTACGAAAGCATCTGAGGAGAGACGTCATGGCATTGCAGGGAGTTCCGTGGGCGATCGGCGGATCCGGAGAGACGGACGAGAACGGCGTCCCGATCGGCGCGCACAACACGGTCGAGGGTGCCAGGCGTGCCCTGTATGACGCGACGGGTGGGGCGCGAGGCGTCACGAACCCGACTGACATGGTGGTGACGGAGCTGCCGGTGCCGGGGAACGCGGTGCGTGTGCACACGGGCTCCTGCAAGTCCCCGAACGACTACCCGGGTGGTGGCGCGCAGTCGTACTCCGGGTGGGAGATGTCGTCGACGGACGTCCCCGTCACGACCACCGGCAGCTCGGGCACGCGCATCAACTTCCTGGTGTGGCGGGTCGATGACCCCCAGTACGCGGGGCAGGCTCCGGCGGATGTGGTCAACGGTCCGTACAACCGGTACGTATGGCTGCCCAACAACCCGTACACGTCGCCTCCGGCGTTCCCGCATGTGCCGCTGGTCCGGCTGGAGCAGCCGGCTTCCACCTCGACGATCACGAACAAGATGCTGACGGACATTCGGGAGGTCGCGAACCCGCGCCGCGAGGAGCACGTGTTCGGGCGTCCGCGAGTCCTCGCTGACTCTTCTGCGGGGTCGACGCTGACCGTCAGGCACGCGGCCGGTGGCGAGTACTTCCCCGGCGGCGACGGCAGTCCGAATCAGTTCCGGGTGCCGGTCCCGTCCTGGTGCAACCGGGTAATGATCGACGCGCAGTGGATGGGTGTCCGCTATCAGGCGGGTCGCAGCGTGTACGGCAACTACTGGGTGGAGTTCGGCGACGAGTACCGGGACCGGACGTGGCCGGGGAACCGGCAGTGGGAGTTCGGGACGCAGATCTTCGCGTTCAACTCCCCGGACTCGGGAGACGCGTCGCGCGACAACTGGCCTCTCATGGACGGCCTGGTGATGCCGGCGAAGCTGCGCGGTAAGACGGTCACGTTCGCGTTCAAGGCATCCCTGTCCGCAGGGTCGGATCTGGGCGTGTCGATGGATCAGCTTGGCGGGCTGGGGATGCGGTTGACGTTCGCGCAGACCGCGATCCGCGGTGATGAGGCGTTCTGATGACCGAGTGGCGGTTCATCGCTTCCCGCCTCGACGGGACCGGCGGTGAAGACTTCATCGACTTCGACCTGCCGCTGGATGAGCCGGAGGTGCATCAGGTCCTCAACGGGCCCGGCGGGCTGACCGCGTCGATTCCGCACGAGCACGCCCACCTGCGCGTCGATGGGGCGCCGGTGTTCGTGCCGTGGTCGACGGCGATCTACGCGGAGGCGTCTGGTGTCATCCGTGGTGGTGGCATCCTCACGGACCCGGTCGAGGAGGGCCCCAAGCTGTCCCTGGATTGTGTGGGGTTTCCGGGCTACCTCGGCGGGACTCGCTACACGGGCATCCGGTCGATCGAGCGTGGGGACCCCCTCAAGGTGTCCCGGCATCTGTGGGAGCACACGCAGGCCCGCAAGAGCTTCGACCTCGGAGTCGAGTTCGTGGGTGCGTCCTCGTCGCGGGAGATGTTCATCGGTGACGACGACGTCCCACCGTCCGCGACCCCGCAGAAGGTCGACCCCTACGAGCTGAACTACTGGTCCACCCACGACCTCGCGAAGGAGTTCGATCACCTCGCGGAGCTCGCCCCGTTCGAGTACCGGATGGAGCATGCGTGGGATGGCGACCGGATCCGTCACCGCCTCCGCTACGGCTACCCGACACTCGGGGCCCGCCGCACGGATTTGCGGTTCGTTGTCGGTGAGAACGTCCTCGAGATCCCCAAGATCGAGATGCCGGGTGAGGAGTACGCCTCCCACGTCATCGTCCTGGGGGCGGGCGAGGGCCGGTCGATGATGCGCGACGAGCAGTCCGTCACGACGGGTCGCCTCGGCCGCGATGTGGTCGTCTCCGACAAGACGATCACGACCCCCGCGCAGGCGAAGGCCCGCGCCCAGGCGGAGCTCAAGGCTCGCACCGGCACGCCGGACGTCACGGACCTGCAGGTCATCCAGCACCCGAACGCCGTGCTGGGCTCCTACCAGGTGGGCGACGAGATCGCCCTGACGACGGCGGGCGGGTGGACGGATGAGCGGGACCTGTGGGTGAAGATCCTCGGCATCCAGATCACACCCGGGACTGATGTGACGACGCTG